CCGAGAAATACGACAGCGACGGTGAGGATCATGCTGTTGACTGCCTACGCTACGGTGCAATGCGCCGCCGCCAGGCCCCGGGCGCTCCCGACGACGCAACAACCGACTACAACCCGGCTCCGCAAATCAGCGGCGACGATCACTACCTGAAGGTCTGACATGTACGAAAAGCCCGAGCCGAATCCGCTGGCCCAGACCTGGAAAAAGCGAATCGCGGCGGCAAAAAAGCACTGGGATAGATTCCACCGCCGCGTCAAATACAGCCGCGATTTAGTAGCTGGATTTAACTGGCAGGCCGACCCCCGGACTGCCGAGTTCGTGCGCCACCGCGCGAATTTGATACACGGCACGATCACGGCGACGCTGCCCAACATCTACGCGCGCAATCCAGAGATCAGCGTGTCAGCCCGGCACTCTGAGGAGCGTCTCAAGCTGTTTTGCGCGACGCTTGAGACCGTGCTTAATCAGCAGCTCAGCGAGGCAAAGCTCAAGGTGCGCGCAAAAAGCTCGGTGCGCGCGGCGATGACGGTCAGCATGGGAGTCGTCAAGGTCATGTATCAGCGTGACTACGAGACCGATCCAGTCATCAAGTCGCGCATTGAGGACGCGCAAGACAACATTGCGACAATCGAGCGTCTCATGACGGCGACTGAGGACGAGCAGGGCAGGATCGACATGGAGTCGCAAAAAGCCGAGCTCGAGCAAGCCATGGCGTCACTCAACGAGCAGCTTGAGGTGGTGGCTGCTGAGGGCTTGGTCATTGATCGCGTGCTGACCGAGCATCTGCTCATCGATCCGACGATCACCGAGTTTTTGGACTACCCGCAGGCGGCTTGGATGGCTCAGATCATCCCGATGCGCCGCTGTGACGCGGAGGCGCGATACAAGGTGTCGCTCGAGCACGCTGTGAGCTACAAGCCGGGCAGCTCGGTATCGATGCATGAGGCCCGGAGCGGGCGTCTCGCAAGCGCCGAGTCGTCGGAGGGTGCTGATGACGATGCGCAGATCGCCGTGATTGAGATTTGGGACAAAACGACGCACCGGGTGTACACGATGGCCGACGGCTGCGACTACTGGCTGCGCGAGCCGTATTCGCCCACCAAGCTGGGACAGCGCTGGTACCCATTTTTTGCGCTGCCGTTTCAGATCGTTGATGGTCAATTCGTCGGCCCATCGCTTGTCGATCTCACCGAAAAATTGCAGGACGAGCACAACGCTGCGCGCAACAAATTCAACGCGCACCGCGATCTGTGCAAGCCAGGATGGATTGCCGGTGGCGACGTGTCGCAAAAGTCGATCAAGCGCTACCAGGACTCCGAGATCGGCGAGATCACGCTCATCGACACCGAGGGCAAGCCGCTGCAACAATTCATTCAGCCACGTCAGCACCCGCCGATTGACCCGAGCGTGTACGACACGTCTGCGGTGCGCTACGACTGGGAGCAAGTCACAGGCTTGCAGGATGCGGCTCGCTCCGGCATCGTCGATCCAAAGACCGCCACGGAGGCCAACATCATGCAAAGCGCGCTCACAGGGCGCGTGGGTGAGTTTGTCGATCAGATGGAGGACTGGCTCGGCGAGATCGCGCAGTACAGCGCTGAGATGCTGCTCGCAGAGATGACGGCACCACAGGTTGAGCGCATCGTCGGCCCCGACGTCAAAGAGATGGTCGATCTGCTCGGTGACGGCAACGAGGTCGAGGTTGTGACCGAGAAAAAGTACGACTGGCCTGAGCTGAGCCGAGATGAGATTTTTGACATGGTTTCCGTGAGCATCCGCCCCGGCACTGCTGGCGCGCCCGACAAGCAGCAAGAGCGCGAGTCGTGGGGCGAGCTGCTGCCGGTTGTGCAGCAACTGGTGCAGTCGATCATCGAGATGCAGATCAACGGGGCCGACCCGACGCCGTTCATCAACCTGCTCCGCGAGACGCTGCGGCGCTTCGACGACGGCTTGAACGTCGAGGAGTTTTTGCCTGCTCAGCCTGAGCCGCAGCAGCCGATGCCGGGTGCCGCGCCGATCGATCCGGCGCAGGGAGTGCAGCCCGGCATGCAGCAAATGGACGGACAATCTGCGGTTGACCCCGCGCAACTTGAAGGAGCCATGTAATGGACGAAGAACTGAACGCGCCTGCGCCTGCACCTGCACCCGAGCCAGCGCCTGCACCTGCGCCTGCGCCTGCCGAGCAGCAGGAAGCTGTGCCCAGCGCTGCCAGCGCATTCCTGGATTCAATCTCCGAGCCGCCCGCCAAACCTGCGGACGCTCCCGCTGCACCCGTTGCAACTCCTGCACCTCTTGCACCTCTTGCACCTCCGTCCGAGCCTGCGCCCGCTGGTGCACCTGCACCTGCACCAGCCGCAGCACCAGCCGCAGCGGAAGAGGGTGACGAAGAGGACGATGAGGCGGCGCAAGAGCGCGAGGCCCTGGAACTGGTCAAGAGCGGGCGCGGCCAGGATCGCATCCGCCAGGTGTTCAGCGAGAGGAAGCAGCTTCGCCAGGACGTAGAGACCTTCCGCAGTCTCGTGCGCGAGACCGGGCTGTCAGCCGAGGAATTCGCGGAGACGCTTGAGCTTGCGCGGCTCATGAAGAGCGGCGACGAGCGCGGCCTGCAAGTCGCGTTGGCATCGCTTGAGCAGCAGCGCGCTCAGGTTGCACGGCGTCTCGGCGTGGAGGTGCAGGGCGTTGACCTGCTCGCCGATCAGCCTGACCTTGCGGCAGCAGTCGCTGGGTTGGAGATGACGCGTGAGCGGGCCGTGGAGCTCGCGAAGTACCGTCGCCAGGTGACCGAGCAGCAGCACGTGCAGCAAGCCCAACGGCAGGAGCAGGAGCAGAGTGCGCAGTATCAGCAGCTGGCGAATCAGGGCGCGGCGGCGATGGAGGCGTACCTCGCCACGCGAGCAGGCGAGGCAGACCACCCTGCCAAACTACAGGCTATCGAGGCCTACTTCGCCGACGAGAAGAACTTCCAGGCGTTTGTGGAGACGTATGAGCCAAAACAGTGGGTGGGCGTCATGAAGATGATGTACGACACGATGGCTGTCCCGCGAGCGTCTGCGGCATCATCGAGCCAGCAGCCACTGCGCTCGCGCCCCTCAACGCTGGGCACCCCGCGAGACAGTTCGCTCAGCCCCATTGACCGCCTCGCTCAGCGCATGGATTCGCTGGGCATCTAAGGAGCAATCGTGATCGATCTCAAGCGAACCCCAAAAAAGAAGGCCAAAAACGCAACCGTCTGCTCTTACGAAGAGCCGGAGTACGGCTACGGCACGGCAATCCGTCTGGATGACGAAGAGCTGAGCAAGCTCGGAATCAAGGATTTGCCCGATGTGGGCTACGAGGGAATCGTCCGAGCAAAAGTCAGGGTGACATCGGCGCGCCAGTCCGCATCGACGACGAAAACCGAACGCAGCTTGGAGCTGCAAATTCTCGCCATGGATCTCAAGCTCGAGGACAAGGATGACGAGGACGGCTCGTCGCACGACGAAAAAGCCAAGAGCAAGATTGCGAAGAAACTGGAGGCGATGTGACCTACGCACAAATGCAAGTCGGCGATGAGGCCGTCAGCGAAACAAACCCGGTACCCGTGTACGTCACGACTGGCGGCGGTGGTGGTGGCTCCATCGCCAAGCCGGTGGCCAACATCAACTATGAGCGCTTCACCGGCGCGGCTGGGGCGCTGAGCTTCACGATTGCCGAGGGCGCGCTGGAGATCAGCGTGGTCAACTCCGGTACATTGGATGTGGGCTTCAAAAGCGCATCCATGGCCACTCCGACGGTGCTCACGCCTGAGACGCTGCCCGGAGCCACGGCGGTCAACGTGCGAGCGCCCAACGGTTATGTGCTGGAAGCGTGCACGGTCACCGTTGCTGCTGGACAGACCGTTGAGTACCTCGTGATTCGGGAAGCCTGACATGCCACTTGACTCAACGCCTGGACAACTGCGCCAGCTCGACAAAGACAAGGTGGACGTTCCGGCCAGTTTCGCGCCGGGCAATTTCCCGGTTTTCGACGCTGACGGCCAGATTGCCGACACTGGCTACGGCGTAGAGGCGCTGACGGCCTCCATCGTCAGCCAAGCCGCAGCAGGTCTCACACAGCTGGGCACATGGAACCCGGTGAACAACTTGACAGATGGCGGCTTGACGCTGCCTACAGTGCCGACC